AAGCCTGAGCGATTGCAATAGATGCTGCACTATCTGCGCTTGTGGCAGAAGTAGCGGCTGCGGTTGCTGAAGCAGCAGCGCTTGTAGCACTGGTAGCAGCAGCAGTTGCGCTGGCTGCAGCAGAGGCAGCAGAAGTTGCTGCTGCTGTTGCTGAACCAAGGATGCTATCTACATAATTCTTTGGAGTTGCAGATGAGTCAACCATGCCCGCGCTGGATAAACCAGTGATTACTGGCGAGCCTGAGATTGTTGGGCTTACGAATGTAGCAGCAGAGGCTGTGAACGAGCCAGTGAATGTACCGCTTGAATAAACCTTATTGGTAATGGTTTGTGCTGCAGTTGTACCTACAACATCACCATCTCCTGAAGCAAGACCATGAACATGTGTTTGATTTGCTAAGTCTAAGATTGCTTGGTCGCTATCGTAACCACGAGCAGCAATATGAGTTTGCTCCTCACGGAAGTCACGACCTGATACACCGTGTCGTACCACTGCACCAGCAGAGTGGGCAACAGCCTGTGTGTTGTCATCGCCACGAGTAACTGTAAGGGTAGTACCACTACCAGCAGTTACCGTTACGACTTCTTCTTTAGATGTATCTGGGTCAACAATCAGCGTATACGGAAACGATGATGGGAAACCGCTATTAGATACGACAATGAAAGATGTGTTGGACTGCCCCTGCGATTGTGCAGGGATAGATGCTTGGAGCGAGGTTTCTACTGCGGTTGAGGAGTAGTACCGCGCTGGTGAACCGGGGTCGCCTGCTGCCATTTTTTACCTATCTCTGATAGTGGGAACGGATTGGATACTGACGGCGTTGATTATTCGCCACTTCGTTTAAACGCTGTTGATAAATGTTGTACAAGAATCTGGAAGCGTTCTGTCCAGACCCGTTGGGTCGCACGCCATCTAAGATGTCTGCAGCAGCAGACTGAGGACCAAGGCGTGATGGGTCCAAGAATGAAATCATGCGGAAGGCTGCGCCATAGATGACAACATCTTCCGAGTAAGATGGAAAACCTGTTACTGTTTCGTAATCATCATTATCATTAACAAGCAGTGTTGGGCGCTTGCTATAGGAGATATGTACTGTTTGTCCGGGTACAATCTCTGAGTAGATTGATATGCTCTTGCCATTGGCAAAGGCATCAGTATCTGCTGTGCGGTCTAATTGCCAAGCACGAGCAGGGAACCATTCCTTGGATGGACCTACGATTGAGTAGGTTACTGAGAGAATGTTTTGTACAGCCGATGGAATTGAATATGAATACTGTGATGCTACATAAGCAAAGTCATAAGAGCCAACGGCAAAGACACTTGGGTACATAGAGTCAATCGTGTTATTGATTGCGTTCTTAATCTCTTGCCGTGGGAATATTGGAGCCACTGTGACTTTGGCATTGGCATCATGAGTAGCAGCAGTGGTGCCGCGCTGTGCTCTACCCCAAGGAGAAATAGTTAAAGTGTTAGCCACATTGTCTGTTGAGTTGACGAATACGATTTCATCATCAATCTGCACATAGCCACGCCCTACGACTGAGGCATCGTAGACGGTCAAAGATGTGCTGGTGCTAGTGGCGCTAGTAGTTAGCCATGTGCTTGGCTCGGTGTTCTCTGTGTAGCCATGGAGCACCGCATCTACGCGGTCAGCCAGTTGTCCAAAGTTACTCATAGGTCAATGCTCCTTAAGGCATCCACGGCTGATAACCCAGAGGTACCAGCAATCTCATTGCATACAGCGTTTAAACCAAGGTAGTCATCTGGCTGGCGGGAGGAGTCGGCTTTGATATTAAGCGCCCCAATTAGCCCTAGACCATCAGTGCCAGCCCATGCGTTAGCAGCCCCTATAAGGGCTTTATAGGCTGTTATAGCCGGGTATGTACCGCCATTGGCTAGACGGTTCATTTCGCTGGTTAGCGTGCTTCCTGCCACTCCTGTTGCCATTACTTGCCTTTCCTCTTAGCCTTCCTTGCCACAGCAGCATTGTCCACAAGGTTCGGATACTTCCGACCCGCAGCCTTTGCACGCGCTCTGGCTGCAGCCTTCTGTGCAGAAGTCAGTTTTGTAGATGTACGCTTTGGATTCTTCTTGTCCCAAAATGCTTTACCTTTCTTCACCACTTGACCCTATCTGCCCAATACGCTGCTGACATCTTGCCTTTGGCAATGTTCTTAGCATGGCGGGCTTTAAATGATTTTTGGCGTGCTGTTGGTTTCTTGTCGCCACTTACACCCTGTTGTCCAAAACGGATAGTCTTAACTTGACTTCCTGATTTTGCTACCACCACATGTGATTTAGTTGGGTGGCTTGGTGTGCGCTTTGGTTTGTTAAAACCTGATACGCCAGCCCGCGCTAGGCGCGGGTCGCGCTTACTTCTTTTTTTTGCTGCCACGCTTCTTAGCCTTTTTCTTTTTAGCCATACCTGCTTCGCTCATTGCGATAGCAACGGCTTGCTTGCGGGACTTAACAGGCGCACCTGAACCTGACTTTAAAGTTCCACGCTTGTATTCGCCCATTACTTTACCGACCTTTGCTTTGGCTTTCATTAGTCGTAATCCTCATCTTCCATGTCTTTGTATGACATGCCTACTGGCACTTCGCCAATACGCTGGATTGGCTTGTTATAGATTGCTACATTAGGAGCCTTTGGAAGTTCTGTAGGGGTTCTTCCACCAACACCATAAGGTGTTACAGTTCCGAAGCAGTTGCACTCAACGCACATTATTCATCCTCATCTTCGTAAATGTCCTCATCTTCAATGGTGGGAGAGGGCAGTCCCCACATCGGCTCTGGGATAATTGAGTTAGTCGTCATCATCTTCATCCAGCATCCGCTTAATCTCATCCTCAGAAGGCGAGCGGTAACTCACCCAGTTGGGATAAGAAGTCTTGTCCATCACAAACGACAGGGCTAGTTCAGACTTAAAGCCTGCTTTAATTAAGGAGTTGTAGTATTCATTGAGCCAAATGCAGTACATCTCAAGTTCTGAGTACGACTCATCCTTGACTGTACGCACACGCTTTACTGGTTTCTTCTTTGGTTTGCGAGCAGCCATGATTCCTCCTATGCCCCGTATGCCTTGCCTGTTTCGTTTGAAATCCTTACTGCTTCTTGAATCTTCTTCATGCTAGTTCCAGCAGGTTGTATGCCTTGAGCACGAGCATCTCTATATGCCTGTAGTTCCTTGTCCCACTTCTTTGTACTGGTAAAGCGATTAGAGTTTGCTTCTCCTGTATTCAGGGTTAGAGTTCCAAGTTTGCAACCGAAGCAACCTTCTACGAACTCTGGATGAACTTGCTGTTGATGTAGGCTCATGCTGGTGTTATGTACTCCCCGTAGCCTTGCGCCGTTAGCGCATCGGCTGTTGCTTGGTTAATAAGAGTCTTGGTTCCACCGGGATAATATTCTTCAGCAGCCAAAGTCTGTGCTTGGCTTGGATAGCGATAAGAAGAATATAAACCATTTACACGCAAGACGGATATGCCACGGGCTATCTTGTAGCGTTCAAATAAGATGTTATCTCCGGCTGGAGTTTCATCTATTGTCGGCGTAGTGAAGTAATAGTTTGCCATGGTCCTCCTAATGGACTCACCCCGAAGGGCAGACTTTTCAAATATGCCTGCCCCGCAGAGTCAATCAACTACAGAGCAGCGATTGATGAACCAGTTTCAATGCGATATAGCGCCTCTTGGCGGTATAGGCTCCATCCAAGGACACCGTACCAACCGATTGGGCGGAAACGCATCAACTTATCAGTCACTGGACCGATAACAACATTTGGCTCCTGTGCTACGGCTTCTGCCAATGCTTGCTTTCCGCAAAGAATTGTGGAGAATACGCGAGTTACAGGAGTTACAGTTACAACAGTAGTTGCAGTAACTGCAGCAGTGTTAGCGGTGTCAACAGTGATTGTAGTTGTTGAACCTGAAGTGCTGAGTGCAGAAATCTTTGCACCCGAAGCGATACCAGTTCCTGAAATCTTGTCGCCAACTTCTGCACGAGAAGCGATGACAGATGTGGAAGCAACACCGAAGGTGAAGCCTGCTGATGTACCAGCAACAGTTACTGCTGTGGTAGCAAGAGCGGTCTGGTCTGCACCGGACTTAGCCGAGTACATGCGTGGGTTTTCAATGAAGAACGCACCTTCATAAGTTCCGATGGAACCAGCAAACAAGTTGCCGAGTGAAGCATCGGTATGCTGGTGGGTGTCACGCCAGCCGACATCGCCAGTTTCGGCGCGAAGGTCGTGTGATACCTCTGGATGAATACCAGTCCAGTATAGGCTTCCAGCGCGTGGAACAGCCTTGTTTGAACGGAGTTTAGCAACAGCCTTGCGTAGGTCAGCAGAATCAATGGTGTCTGATGCTGTGATTGTAGCAGTGGATGTGCGGGTTCCGCCGTAGATAACATTGGTGCCTTGAACAAGGACATTCTGTGCCACTGTGTCAAGAGAGTCAGCCATGTTGTAAGCGATGATGTCTGCAACAGCAGGGTCAACATCTGAGAGTGAGAACAACTGTAGTTTGCGAGTTACTAGCGAAGCATTGCCGTACTCATTGAGAGTTACGGAAACAGTGCTTACATCGCTAAGTGCAACTGCATCAACATCAGAAGTTTCGGTGAGTGTAGAAGTAGCAGCAGCCAAGTCGTTGTAAAGTGAGAATACAACGGATGACCCCGGCATAGCCTGTTGTGCTGGCTTCTTATCCGCTACAGCACGAATCATCGGCTGTGCACGGAGGGCAAACTCAACATAGCGGTCATAAGCGGTCTTTACTAGACCACCGAGAGCCGTTACATCGGTATATGCGTTTGCCATTTAGGGTTCACCTCCTATGGTGATTGGTTGATGGATTTAATTTAAACCAAGGAGTATGTCTAAGTCCTCTTTGCTTTTGGCGTTAGCAATCTTTGCAAAAGCATCATCGTCAATATCTGGCGCAGTGCCAGTGGCGACCATGTTGTTGATTCTTGCTTGAGCCTTGACTTCTGGACTTTTCTCTGCGGGCTGTTCTTCAGATTGAGTTTGGATTCCAAAGACATCGCCGTATTCATTTACCCAGTTATTGATTGCCTCCTCAGAGGTATCAATATCTGCTGGTATGAAAGCAGCAATCTTTGGATTTAATCCCTTAGCCTGCAGTACATCCTTGACAGTACGCTGACGAGTCTGAGTTTTCAGACCGTTCAACTCCTGTTCTAGTTCCTTCGCACGCTTTTCTAGCGCACGGTTTACTTTGCGGAGTTGACCGACAACATCAGTATTTGTGTCGTCATCTTCGTCATCGTATTCGTAATTGGTAGGCATCTACCTATCTCCCTTTTCTTAGTTGTATTCGCAATCCACAATGAGGTACGGGGAAACCAAATTGGCTATTGCTACCAGACTTATACGCCAGGACGGGCTGGATGGGAAGGGTG